GATAATAGCGTTACCATTAGCCATCAGCATCTTTATGGTCTTGCCCTGCAGTTCCGTAGTAGGTTTTATCGTGATGGGTTGACTTACATCCACGACCTCCTGCCAGTTCCTTACTGCGCCAGATCCTATCCAAGCATCGTAAGCAAAAATGCTTATCATATTCGGGATCTCCTTACTCGGAACGAATACGAGGTTAAACATCTTAGCGATTCCAGCGATAAAGTCCTTCTGCTTCATCTTAGGCAAGAACATCGAAGGATCTACATCCGACCCCGTAGGGTAGTCCGGGGCGCTGATCACGGTTAATTGGCAACTGGATGCGAGAGTACCTCCCGATTCAATCCCCCCTATCCGGAAGGATACAAGATTGCTCGTGGTCAAGTCCCTAAAGAAATGCACAAAATCAATCGAGAACGCACTCTCCGTTACTACATCCTTGCTCTGGATTGCAGTGTTACCCAAGTACATCGTAATTTGGTACATATAGTTCCCCGATGGCGAACTTATCACGCCCTGCACGTTAAACTTATACTCCCCGATAATAGGCACCTCATACCGCCAAGTGCTGGTATTGTAGTTGTTCCCGTTGTCATATACCTCCGTGTTGAATCGGATTATGCTTGGTGCTATGGTCGTGAGTTCTGGGATTGACAAACTCGCACTCGAGTACACTTGAGCCAGCCTGCTATTAAAGGATGCCTCCAAAGGCACAAGCCCCTCTTTGTTATACCCAAGCAATAGCATATCCGTGAACTTAGCATTGTTGAAGATCCCGGTTGCTGCTTCTATCGTGTACCCTGCCTCCGCAAATATCTGTTCGAAGATAATCGTGGCTTTTATCGCTGGGTAAAAGTCCGTTTCACGAAGTGGGGTGAACGCCTGCTGCGGAGAGAATAGCGTATCGCTTGCAAAGACCCTCGTGTCCACCGGTACATATACGATATCCCCATCGAATAGATCGCCATTCCAACTGCCTACGATATTCTCGTAGTTGAAAATATGCATATATGATTCCAGATCCAGCTCACTTATTTCCTTCTCGCCTACGTTACGTGCGAACCTTGCGTTCTCCCCAGCGACCAGAACTTGGTACTGCTTCGCCATTGTGTTCTCCAGCGTTACATCGAGCAACTGAAGGTATCCGCTGATCATAATAAGGTCATCGCTGTAAAGCGTTACGTCCTGCTTCGCATACGCATTAAACCCTCCGCTAATACTTACATCGTAGTAATGCTTAAAGAACTGATTGTTTACATCCGTTGCAGGAAGCGAGAAGCTCTTCGATATCGGGCTGAAGATAGCAGCAGGATCTCTGAGGTCAGCAAGATTGTAATCTACGCTGATACTTTCATCGCTGAATAGATCCAGATATCCCGTGGTGGTTTGCAGCGTTAGAGCCATACCCTGTTTTTAACTTGTGCTGCGTATTCGAAATTGAAGGTGTACTGCACGAGGTTATCGTTAAGGCTTGTCTTGTACTCCTGCGAAGTATTTTTAAGCGTAACGTACCTCTCCTCCTCCACGAAATAAAGGATGTTTGATAGTAGCATCTCTTTTACCATTTGATTGTAGCCATCGTTTAAGAATCCCGTGTTAACGCTAATGCTATCCCTTCCGAAATTGTTAAAGGTCTTGGTAGGGGATGCAGTCGCAGGATTGTAGGTAAAGGTACTCGAACCGATCGTGCCTACGTTGGTCTCATACTGCTCCTTGCTGGTGGATGTAGAGTTTGTTGATTTCTTAAATGCCACGATATAGTCCCACGCTCCGTACTTATTCTGGTAAGCGATGGTGATCGGGTCATACGTTACCTCGCACTCCGGGGTGAACCGAGTGGTGTATGCTGCGTCATCCTCCCCGAGTTCCTGCAGCGCAGCCTCCAGACAAGCCAATGCCTCGCATACTCCACCATCGGTCTCTACCCTTCTGCTATACGCCACGCTCTGGAATACTCCAAGGGCTAAGTCGTAATATAAGAGGTCTGCGACATCCTGTGGCTTAGGGTCGATCACTGAAGCGTTAAGGTTAGCAACGCCAGCAGGAAGGTAAAATAGTTTATTGGTAGAGTTTACCGAATCCACCGCACCGAAGTCCGCTATGTCAATCATAGCAGATTGTCCATCGCTATAATCTACCCGCATCCCATTTACCAGAGCAGGCACTACGCCTATCGTAAGGGCTTGGTCGAGTTGGATATATTGGATGCTGCTTCCGCTTGTCATTACTCCCGTGGTGGTCGTAGCATTTACCCCATCCACGAACTCCGTATAGCCATCGTAAGCGTTTATCGTGTTGGATGTTGCGGTAACTGCAGCGATACCTCCTGCGGTGGTGTACTCCCGGAACTTCACCTGTACATTGCATACGGTCTGATCGTTATCCGTAGCCGTTCCAGCAGCGTGGTCGATATTGGTCTGCGATAGGTACGAGCTTACGATATTGCTGATATCAAAGTACCCGTATAGATTGCTGATGCTTTCCTTCGGCTTGATAAGGCGATAGACATAAGAACCCGGAACGGAACTGCTTGCTCCAAACCAGATAAATACATCCGCAACGTACTTGAATCCTGCGTTACCGGAATTGTTACTGCTCACAGAATAGACCATTGGGCTGCCAGCGAAGGAGCGAGTCGGTGCCTGCTGCGTTATAGTGATTGCCATTACTTATATTTTAGATTCAATTTCTTTATGGTGAACTCGATAAAGTTCTCAACGTCAAGTCCATAGGCTTCTGCCACCTCGTTAGGCAGTTTGGCGAAGCCCAAGTTGAACGGCCTCGTGTAAAAGTCAGAGGGCTCGATTCCCTTGGCTTTGATCTTAATCATTACGAGCCGTGCCGTATCTGCATAGCTTAGGAACTTCCCCTTGCCATCCTTAAACTGCAACCGCCTACGTGCAGCCCACGCATAGATTGGCCCAAAGGGTGGCATCTTGCCCTTTTTTCTACCCTTATCTACCCATTCGCCATACTCAGCCATTAAGAAGTCAAACTCGAGGCTATTCGGCCCCGTGGTGATTTCATAGTCGAGGGAGTTGTATAACGTATTCGTTACATTCTTTTTTTTACGGGTGAGGTTCTTACGGCTCTCCGCAACCAGATACTTCCCGAACTTATCAAGAGCAAGCCGGGTGTTCTCCGCTTTCTTTAGATCTGGATTACCGGAAGCCATTAGCAGATAATAGTCGGGTTCGGAGTCTCTATCTGAAGCGTTGCCTTCCATCCGCACACGGTGGACTCGAAGTCCTCATCGAAGGGCTCGCATAGAGGGTCGTTAACGAGCCTAAATCCATCCGTGTATAGATCACCCCTCCGGAGGCTTGCGATCATCTCCTGCATCGAGAATAGGCTCCTATGATATATGTCCTGCTTCTGTGCTACTCCCTCGAAGGAATAGGGTACGACATTCGGATCTTGCTTGGAATAGTCCATCGCATCCATTACCAGAACATCGATTGAATAGATCACGGTTCGCTCCAGTACCTCAGCCGTTCCAGTAAGGATATGGCACAAAGGGAAGAGGGTCATCTTCCGCATATCTACGTCAAAGATGTTGCCCCACGTTACGGAGTTCACATAGGAGGAATTGTCGGCTGCTGATTGCAGAGCCTCGCAGATTTGATAGTATCCGTACTTCATAAATAAAGAACCCTTTATCGGGTATTCTGCCGAGCCACCTGCGCCTCAAGGCGTGACTTGTCAGCCTCGTACGTTACCCACATCAAACATTGGTAAAGCGGTAGCTCCGTTATCTGGTCAAGGTTTTGTAGAGATCCTGCAGCAAGTTGATGGAGGATTGCATACCATCCCCATCGTTTACCAAAGGCAGTTCTGGAATCGAGGATCTCCCTTGTTTCGCCACTTGCTTCAAATAAGTCAGCGAAGACATCTGCAGTCCGAGTTCTAAACGATAAAAAAAAAGCAGCGCACCCTGCACTACGTCCATCGTGATGGCCTCGAATGCTGATCCATCGTGCTTATCCGGATGGTATTTCTCTATCTCGTGCCTTCCGTATGCCTCCTTAATCACGGGGCGGTATAGCACCCCCATCCACTTCTGAGCATTCTTAATGGGCTCCTTCATATACTCCTCCAGATCCACGAACTCCCCCAGCGATATGTCCTCCAGCTTAGGGTGGAAGCCATACTTTACGCCATCGATATGCACGAAGCGATGCAGGGGTGGGTTCTCCGTGAATACCCCAGCGATTATTGTCTTGATATCCTCGAGCTCTTTTACCGGGAACGAGTCCTGCTCATCTTTATCGATGCCACAGAATATCGATAGAGCTAAGTCCTCGGCAGTTTCATCCGTGGGGTTAGCCCCCATAAACCTCTGGAAGTCCTTTAGGCTTAGGTCAGCCCAGATCGTTGGTACTTTTATTGTGCGAAGCATTGCTGGCGTGTGTCGTTGATATTGGTAATGTGGTAGAATTGTACGTCCTCATAGAGCCTTTCCGCAAGGTCAGCGCATCTTTGAGGGTCAAGGTTCCGTAGTTCCTCTTCCCAATGCCCCGGCCCCTTGCATAGGATTGCATTGCTCTTATTCAGAAACGGAGTATAAGGGTGCATATCCTGCGCTATTATGCACGTCTTAGTAAACCCAGCCTCGATAGCCTTGAGGTTTGACTTGCATTTGTTAAAGACGCTCGGTGAAAGTGGTGCGATACTGACGTGGATGTTCTTATATAGTTTGCCATAGTCGGTATAGTCAGCCCTCTCAAACGCATTAGAAGCCCTTAGCGACTCTTTATAGTACTCAATGGTGTAAGCATTAAGCCCCTCTAAATTGATGCGGTTATACGCCAAGTCTTCATCGTGATGCAATGCACCCATATATCCTACGTTGAAGCCCTCTACCTTTTCTATGTTCTCCCATTGTGATCTGCGTGGGTCTATTGCATTCGGTAGAACCCAGATAGGAATGTAGGGATTTTCTTTTTGGATCTTGCTCGCAAGGTATTCGTTAGTCGTATGGACTTCATCCGCTATCTTAATAGTCATTAGGATGTCCTGCGTCTTTTGGTTGCTATGGTTGGCGTGATGTCTCGGGAGCATCCACCAGTCGTCAAGGTCGAGAATCAGTTTGATATTGTTCTGATCCAGCATATACCGGAACGCCTTGTGATTCGTGGTACTCAGACCTCGGTTGACCACAAGGTGCGTGATTGCACCCTTGTACTTATCGAGTTCTTGGATGGTTCCAAACTTCACGAGGTAGCCTCGCATCAGCAAGTCCTCGTATGGTATCTGGAGGCGGTGGTAATAAACTCCACCCGGTTGACCGGCTACGTATATCATCTTACAGAATATCTGCCAAAGTTAGGGTTATTTTTCTTGCTAAATATAGCATACCTCGCAGCATCGATTGCGTGGTTAAAAGCATCGATTGGCTTATTAAGGAGGTTTCCGTTCTTATCCTCCGTCCATTTGTAGTTTCGCATCTCCTTTTCAAGATTGATGCTCCGGGGAGTGATAAATAGCTTATAGCGTTTCATTATATCGATTCCTGCGTTCACCGAGTCCGCACCCTTAGTCGTGGGCTTTACATTGTAGCCCCTGCGATATAGTTCCTCGATTGACTTCGGCTCTGCCGAGTCAGCATATACCTCGGTTCTCCTATCGATACCGATAGAGGTAAGGATGTTTGCGATATCGTTATTAGTCATCCCCGTGCGATAAAGCAGCTCGTCAAAGTAAAGGCTTCCATTCGCCTCATATACCGCCACCAGAGCGCTGGGATCATTCGTGTACCCGAAGTCGAGTCCAAATGATAAGAGCTTTGCATCTGTTGGGATCTCCGACTGCCCGTACTGGAATATCGTAGCCCTACTCATCCCCCTTTCCCCCAGACCATAGATACGCCAGTAATCATTGTCTGTATCCTTGAGCCGTAGAATTTCATCCTTGATGCTCTGATCTAAAAACATATTGTCCAGATACGTGGTCTGAAAAAAGTCGCAGTCATCTCTCGGTACGACCTTATCGTATATCCAGTGGAACGCATCCGAAGGATTATAGTCAAGTATCGCTCGATCCTCGGTTCTCATTATGAGCTGCTGCCAGTCCTCATACGTCAGCTCATTGGCTTCGTTAATGTAAAGGAGGTTGCGCTTGCGCCCTCTTATCTTCTGAGGTTGGTCGAGGCTGATAAACTCGACAAGGTTGCCATTTAGATAGTACTCGCTATTCGACCTATTGTGGTAGATCTCATTGTAGAGGTCGTGGTTCCGGAGGATTTCAAAGAAGTCCCTCATAACAGAAGCCCGGAGCGCAGGGAACGTCTTACGGCAGATTGTGATGGTCTTGCCTTCGTTCTTATCCGTGTAATGGAATATGATCCATAGCAGGATGTTATAAGTCTTTCCGCTACGGGTACCTCCCTGCTCGACAACTATTTTCTTAGTGCTTCGCTTTAGGTGGCCATATACCTTATTGGTACTAATCTTCGCCAAGCACCTCTATCTGAAATAGCTTCGGGGTCTGGATATCTACCTCTTGCCTCTC